GGAATTGCCGACGGGTTTGTGATTGTTTGTGAAATCTGAGTAGGCGACATTCCTGCTTGGTAGCCAAACGTCTTTTGCATTAATGGGTTGAAAGAACCCACTGCACCACCAGGCTGGCCCATGGGCGTACCACCGTATTTTTGTTGCCAGATCTGTTGACCCAGTTGATCAGCAGTTGCATAATCTTTTGCTTGCTGAGCTGCACTCCATTGTTGCATCAACGGATCCGTTGCAACCATCGCAGCTGTTTCTGCTTTGGCGCTTTGATAGGCACGTTCTGCAGGAGGTAATGCAGGTGCTGGAGGGGCCGCTAAGGGGTTAGCACTAGGATTCCAATCGGTAGGGCCATACTTGCCCATTTGAATCCCGTTTAAATTAGAGCTGTTGGGACGAGGAGCTTGGGGTGCAATTCCAGGGGCTGTTAAACCTCGCATTTGCTCAGGAGAGAACCGCGCAGGAGCGTTAAACAAACCACCAAAAAAATTTTTAACTGCACTAGCAGCAGGCGCCAATGGTGCGTTGGGATCACCGTAGCGATACTCACCTTCGCTAGTTAAAAACCTACGTCCTTTGCCAGGGACATTTACCCATTTACCACTAGCCATTAGCGCCAAACCTCATGTAAATAAATGCGTGATCCAACTGCTGTATCTGCTGGTCCTGGTAAAGCCTGAATGAATTCAGCACCTGACCTTTCGTAGCGATAACGAGCTTGAAAAGGATCTTTGTAGTTTGGAACGTAAAGAATATTTGCTAAACGATTGGTTTCGTAAAGATAAATCTCGTCCCAAACTTTTAATGCCTCTTTGGCATTGCTTGATCTAATTGTACGATCAACGTCCCCAGCAATACTTTCAAGGCGAGTAGAGGGAGACGTTGCTACTTCAGTTTTCTTTTCTGCAGTATCACAACGACCTAATTGAATAACAATCTTGTCGTAAAAGAAAGAATCCGGAACTGTGTTCATGGCTTCTTCCAAACGGGCATAATCACCCGCAGGAACTGAAACTGTGAAATAGCCCAGGTGATACCTGACCCTGCTCTTATCAAAGTCAGCTAAATGCACTTTAAAATTCCCTCATTTTTTAATTATAAAAGCAGGTAATCAACCGTAGATTCCAGCCTTAGCTGGATCTAATAAAAACTCTTCGTACGGATTCTTGCCTAATAACGAAGTGTAATTTCCAAGAAATTGTTGACTTGGATTTGCAAGCTTGGCTTCTAATACCTGACCAATAATTTGATCAGTTAAAGAAGGTTTCTCTTTTTCACCAAACAACATCTTTAATAGTTTGTTGGCTGAATCTTCGGGTGTTGCAGCTGTCTGCGATGGAGGCTGCGGGGCACCCCCTTGAACAGAAGAAGCTTTGCCTGGTTGCGTGTGAAGAAACCTCAGCTCGTAAGGCTGGCCTTGGGCATCGGTTGTCATCAGGCTCCCATAGCCTTTGTTTGGTTGGAACGTACCTGCACCTTTGTATGTGAGTTGTGTTCCAGCACCTAAACCAACGTCAATGCCTTCGTGATAAGAAGAGGCTCCTGCGGTAGGGGTAGAGCGTGGACCAAAGCCTGAAGTAATGGGCGCATTCCACTTCCACTCATTACCAACCTGTTGGACTAAGGGCCTTTTGTCTTGCCCTATTAAAATGTTCTGCAGTAAACTTTTTGCACTTTTGGGGTCAATCTTTTTACCTTTCTGCGCACCAAACTGAGGAATCACCCTTACGTCCAGGTGAGCGCCAGTGGTAGCAAAAATATCTTTGCTTGGATCAATAACAGAGCCAAGTGGGATAAGGCCCGCCATATTACGTTTTATTTTTAATTTTAAGACTAAAAAACCCCCGGTTTCCCAGGGGCACTTAGGAGATGAGTATCAAACGCGAATTAGGTCTGCAGCAATGACAGCTTCCCAATCAACCCTTTTGATTTGCTTTAACTGCTCTAGATTTGCGAATCTTTCACCCGATAAAGACATTTGTAAATCTTTCACTTCACGAGCGGTTTTTAAACCAATACCCTTGATGTGATCGGCAATCATCTGAGCAGTTGCCGAATTGATGTTTAGGCGCGTTTCAGGAGGGAAGGTACGGGGCTCTTCTTTTGCTGCCTTATCTTTTACCTGAAGAGTTTGAACCTTTTTGGTTGCTTGCTCATCAGGAGTTAATTCATTCTTGTAAGCGGTATAAAGGCGACCGTCCTGATCTTCGACCATGAACCAATCGCCGTTATCCCATTCGCTTACAATCTTGACTCGCGCACCAGTTTTTTTGTGTTGATAAAGGAGCATGCTAGGACCAGGTGTTATCTGGTCCTAGTTTACCTCAATCAGCTAACAGTGCGACCAAGAAGGTAGCCGTCGATGTCCTCGTAGCCAGGAGCTTCATCCGGCTGGATGTAGCACACTTCCACAACCAGGTAACCGGTGCGGCCAGCGGCAACGTCAGCATCAGAGATGAACACACCACCGGAAGCGGCAACGCCAGTGACGGTGTCACGGGACAGCACACGGTAGGTAGCGGCGCCAGTGAGGGTCTTGTAGATGTTGTTAGCAGCAACACCTGCAGCACCAGTAGCGGTCAGGAAAGGAGCGGCGCTCAGACCCTGGGAACCACCAGCGAAGTAGACGAGGTCCACACCACCGGAAACGGTGGAGGTCAGGTTGGCTTGAGCAACAGCTTCGCCAACGCCCGAGTTGGACACCAGGCCGGTAGCAAAGGTGATGGTGTTACCGGTGGAGGCATACACACCAGAAGCCACGCGACCGTCGCCCCAACCAGAGGCAACCGAAACAGCAGCCCGATACACATAGATGGGCTGGGTGGCGTTACCGCTCACAACCATACCAGTGATGTCGGTGCGGGTATCGTCATTCCGATAGGGGGAAGGAACGATAACGCTCATGGTTTGACCCTTGGTGGTTTGCTCACCAGAGGCCCAGGTCACAGGAACGTAACCACGCTGTTGGAAGTAACGATAACCAGGGGTAGCCAGCACCGAAGTGGGGCCACCCTTAGAGGCATCATTTACGCCGCTACCGTTGTCATCAATGTTCTTGTACCAGCCGTTAAGCGGCTCTGCCCAGTTACCAGGGTAGATTTTTTTAGAAGACAAATAAGTCATTTATTTCTCCGTTTTATATAAGGGATCAGATGTCGCCATCATCAGACACGAAGCTGAACGCGGTGGTAACGAAGTCCTTGTTAAGGATTTCAAAGCCGGCGTACAGTTGCCAAATCAGGATGATGAAGCGGCTGAAGTCATCGTTATTGTTAATGAGGACTTGAGCGTTCGGGCCGCCGATACCAACGCCGATTGCCTGAGGACCAAAGAAGTAACCTTGGGCAACTTCTTGGGAAGAGTAGGTAGAAGCGTTGAAAGAAGCGTTGACGTTCTTGGTCGGGAAGTTGGTCGACTCGAAGAACTTCACACCTTCAAACTGAACGCCGGTCGGCATCACGGGTTCACCAGCAAGGAAATAACCTTGGCCGGCTTGGGGGCCCATGTAGAAGCTGGCGTTGTTAGGCATCATGGGGTTACCCATGTACATGCCTTGACCCGGGTTACCAGCGTAACGAGCGATCTCACGGAAGTCCGGATCACGACGCAGGTGCATCATGAACGTAGGATCGCAGATACAACGATACAGACCATCGGAATAGGTCGGAACGTTGCGCTTACGCAGGTCCTTAACAACGGTCAGCAGGTCGGTACGCACCTGGAACTGCTGCACTTGAGCGGCGTACTCACCAGTGGTGTAAGAGACGCGGCCTTGGGAATCCTTAACTTTGCCACCGGCAAAATAGTAACCACCTTGGCTGGTACCAGCGGCACCATTGGCTTCGGCTTTGGCAAGCTCGTCAATGAAGACGCGGTCACGCCACCGACGATAGTCATCAAGCAGCGTCAGGCTACCGATGGACTGGTGGAACATGTTGAGGTTGCCACTATCCAGCAGAAGGCGCTGAGCAGTGATCAGGGTCTCACGAGCAATCTTGAAGGTCGAAGGCTGGGTCGGATCGCCGGGGTCCGCAGGACCGGTGTATTCCTTAAGCACCACCAGGACTTTCTCCTTGGTGATGTTACGGCTGTTAGCGGTACCGATGGTTTGATCGGCAATACGCTCGCGGCTATCCTTCGTACCAGGGGTACCCCAGAACTTGTAGCGGTCTAACTGAACGGTTTGACCAGGCTGACGGGTGAAGTCATGGACAACCACGGGCTCAACCGCCATCTCAGCGATGTAGGCAGGGTGGGGACGATAGAGTTCCGCACCTAAAATCTTCGGAAAATCGTTATCAATGAACACTTTGTTTTATCCTCCAGTGTCGCAGGAAGTGTTTTTATCGGATGAAAGATTCAGACATTACTATGTCTTATCTAACATAAAGTTTAGCAGGATCTAATTTTTATTAGATATACTGCGTAGTCGGCGTCTTGTAGCGAGCGCCGGCAGAGTTACTGGAACCATAAGATTCCGGATCAACGGGCATTCCTTGCTGTAAACCGGGAATACCTACCATTTGTCCAACATTTGCAGCGCCGCCGCCAAGCATGCCGCCAAGTCCACCAGCGGCTGTTAAAGCAAGTGGAATGCCAGCAGTATTAATAACTGCCTGGCCGCGACGTGCAGAAGTTTTAAGGTCATTTCTTAATTTGGCGGGATCTTCTCCGGCACGAACAGCAGCATTTAAAATGTCACGACCAAACTCAGAAGTTTGAACTTCGCTTGGTGACATTTTTGCACGTCTAGCAACTGCACCTGGGTTTTCAAGGCTTACTGCCCCAATGTTGCGCATGGCTGTTGCGGCTCTTCCACGTAGGCCAGGAATCTGTGTTCCAAGAGCAGCACCTAAAGCGCCAGACCCTAAGGCCTCCATACCTAATCTTGCAGGTCCTTCTTCAGCAGCTTCACCGGAAACAATGTTTCCCAAAGAAGCAAGGCCAGCGGCACCAAGGCCGCCAGCCACTGCAGAAGCTACTGGATTTCTGCTGATTAAATTTGCATATTTACCAGCAAGTTTCAACACTGCCTCACTCCATCACAAACAGTTTGTTAGCAACGGTTTGAGGCTGGGCCTGGTTCAGAACACGCCAAGCATTCTGGGGGTCACGAGCCATCAACTCATTGAAGCTACCCCAGAAGTTTTCGGGTTGCTGAGGAGCAGCAGACGCAGGAGGAGCAGGGAATTGACCCATTTGGGGCTCAATGGCACCAGTGGGATAGCCACGGGTTTCCAGTTGCTCTTCGCTTTCGTACACGGGGTACGGACCTTCGGGGCCAAAGAACTTCAGGGTGTAATCGCTGAGTACATCGGGATTGGTAAGAATCTCGTTGTAAGCCAGGTTCTCCTGATGCTCATTGACTGCAAAGTTTGCATAACCGGTGATCAAACCAGCGGCTTGGTTGCCCCAGGCAACAGCACTGTCCAGCATGCCTTCCAGTTGGAGGGCATAGTTATTTAGTACGGCGGGAGCTTCCACCCCGAACGCGTCGATCACCTGACGGCTTTCCTGGCTCAGATCCAGATAATCCGCGATTGCGCTGTTCACTTCCGCGTGTGCTTCCTGCGCCGAGGAGCCCACTAAGTAGGTTGGGGAAGAGTTGGGCGAGTAACCCTGGTTGAGATACGAGGTCGGCGCTGCCGATTGTTGCGTAACTTGGTTGCTGCCCAGACCGTAGTTCGCCGGGGTAAACTGAGTCGGATTCGCTGAGGGTTGACCCTGGAACGGGGATTGCACTGGTGCGCTCAGCAGGTTCACCACCTTGTTGAACGCCGATTCCCACGGATTCCCCGCCGAGTCCGCCGCCGGTTGGGATTGGGGGGCGTACTGAGTAGGGGCTGATTGGTAGCTGGGGGCTGCCTGAGGTACCGCTTGGGGGTAACTCGTACCCACCTGATAAGCCTGGGGTGCCGGAGCTTGGTAGCTGCTGGGCGCCTGCGCTGGCACCACGTAGCTGCTGGGAGCTACGGCCACTGGTGCTTGGCTCGTCTGTGGGATCGATTGGACGGTAGCGTCCTGCATAACTCATCTCCTTTTGTAGAGCTTCTAAAGTTCGATACAGATAGGGTGTTAAATCCAATCTCGGATCCGCAGCCATCGGTAAGTCCGGTGATTGCGGGTGGGGGGTCTGCATCATGCCTCCCACTAGGCGAGCGAATTGAGAGTAAGCACCCTGTAATTCGTTCACCATCCTGAAGGGGAACCCAGATAACATCTCGGCTCTTTCCTCATCCGTTTTTGACGGGAAGAGGTATTTCAGTGCTTCAATGCTATCAACACCTAATTCTTGAAGGTTCCTAACAACAATAGAGTTGTTCAGGATGTCTTGCGTGGAATCTTCGTAAACGGGTCCCATCCACCGCCACAACACTGTGACATCTCCATCAGGAATTAATCCCAGGACACCAGGTGGAACTTGTTGAGTCTTAAGTGAAGCAATCATCAACTGCTTTACTTGGTCCTCAAACATATTCATAGCTTCTGAATACATCGCAGCTTCTTCACTTGTTGCAGTCTCTGGAAGTTCTAACGGCTTTTCAATTCCAGCAGCAGCGGCAAGTGTTTCGCGGAACAGGCGTTCCTCTTGGTAAATAATTAATTCAAGACAACGAGAAATACCGTAAGTGTAAATTGCAATTGCTTTTTTCTTAGATGTGGCAGAAACACGTCCAAACAGTGACTTGTACTCAGTTGCGGTAACGCCTGCAGAAATTGAAAGTTCGTCTACACCACCAAGTGCAGTACGGATTTCTTCTCGGTATTGACGTGCGAAAGAATTTTGGTCGCCAGTGATGGCATCTGGGACGATGTAACCAACACGGTCGTTTGGTTCCAGGTTTGCAATGACGCGTGGAACCCGGATCTGTCCATCGACACCACGACTGATCGGATCAGACTTAAACGTTGACCGACTCAGGGCACCCATACTGGTGAACCCAGAGTTGGCTGCGATAGAAGGACGCTGAACCGTGGTTTCTGTACCAGACTCCATTAAGTCTGTCTTTGGACGAGACGAAAGTAAAGTCGGATTACCAAAAAACTGAACGTTCTTACGCATGGTACGGACCATGTCGTCATGCGTACAAATGTGATTTGCTAACGCATCAAACTCTCCAACACCTTCAGTAGAAAAGCCCTTGGGGTTGTTAAAAATTTCAACGCAAGGAATAAAACCAAGCGTGTTCCTAAACGTTTTAGTTTTACCAGGAATTGCTTGGTACTGTGTATCAAAAGAAATTTCACCTTCAGAGTGAGTTTCTTCGATTGTTTTCCGTTTGATGGAAAGCCTGATATAACGCTTGGTGCCTTGCTGGCCCATGCCAGCTTTACCAGTTAAATTACCAGCTTCAATGTCCTGCTGAAAGCCAAGACCCTTGCGGACTTTGTAGCTATAGATGATTACAACTTCGTCAAGCTCGCCATCAATGTTGTAATAAGTCCGATATTCATGCTCACGAAAATAATAGAGACGGTAATTGGATTGAGTTGGACGAATGTAAAAAAGCCCCTGGCCATCACAAAGGAAATAGTCCCAGATCGAATCCAGGCGCGTATCTAGTTGGTTGTATTTAACAACGCGGTCGATAAAGTCTTTGCGTTGATTTCCAAAGTTGTCTTGCGCTGGAAAAAACTCAACACCTTGGCGAATGCCAAAGAGACGCATTTGGGCGAGGTGGGCTGCCACGACGCCAGTGTCAATCATCGATCCGCCATCTTTTTCGAGATAGGAGTCAATAATTTCTTTAAGCCTAGCCTTAGCGTCAACAGCCATTAACTATTTGCCTGCTCTTGTTGTTGTCAGTTTAGCAGAGGATTTAAGAAACGTATTTGTTCTGAAAACCAACGGGGACTTCTGGAGAGACTTGGCCCAGTTGAGGTCCTGCAAAGAAACCTGCGTTACCCATGGCGGGCATGCCCCCAGGGAGAGAAGTTGACCTCAAATTAGCTGGAAATGTTTTCTGCATTTGCTCTATACGTTGCTTCATCTGCTGGCCTGCCGGAGTATTGTCCATCCCGTAACGATATAAACGATCTTGAATTTCTCGATCAGACGGGAAGTATCCTGGGCTGCCAGCAAGCAAACCACTTTCGTTACCAAGTCCCGTGGGAAGACCGCCTGTCACCCGTTGCCCTGTATAAAACATGCGACTGAATATTGCTTATTTTTATTTTACTCTTCTATTACTTGATAGCCAGCCGGATCATTAACTTTGGTCAAATACACTTTTTCACCTCGCACATCCCAATCCAAAATATCTCCCTCTTTCCACCCTAAGTGTTCAATCAGCTCGTCTGGAAACGTAATAAATTGATCACCTTCCTCATCTTCTTGAACCTCAAGAACGTAACTGCTCATTTGCTTAGAATTTTTTCAATTAGTTTATCAAGCTTATTGTTGATTTGCTTAAAATTGTCATGCATTTCTTGAATTTCTCTCAAGAAATCAACCTTCAACACGTAGTCAAGTGGCAGGCGATTCAGCTGATTCTCCAGGCTATCCAGCCTGTTCTCCTGCGCGTTTAACATTGTGTGTACTTGCTGAACCCGTTCGTATGACCGATTTAAAATCCTACTTGCTACCCAACTACCACCGCTGATTGCGGAGATACTTGCTGTCAACAGCAGGGCTAAAACTTCAGAGCCCACTTTAAAAATGCTTTTCTATTATTTTAATCTTTAATAATCAAGATGGAGTTGTCCTTTTCGTGCCAAACCAGTAACTAACCAGACCAGTGCGTCAACACAGTCGTCGTGACCACTGACTCCAAAGTTGGTTAACTCTTCAAATAAATTTGTGAAATTACGATAACGATTGAAGATGATTTTTCGATCTTCAAACATACCCATAATTCCCCTAAAGCGAGCAAGTTTGTCTGCCCTAAAACCTTTTACGGGATGCCAAATTAAGTTGTAAAGTCCTTCATCATTCAAACAAACACGTTTAAAGTCAGCCTCCAGGGAGGCCTGATACTGGACAGCTTCAGACCAAATATCACATGTTGAATAGGTGGGGAAATAATTACCATTATCATCTTTCCCAACAATTGACCAATCATTGAGAAGCTCTTTCATTGCATCAAGTTTTTCAAGGTTGCCCATGACCCTGATACGCCTGTAATCAATAATATGAATACGATCCTCGATACGTCCGCCAAGAATCATCACTGTGTAATCGTTCTTCTCTTTGACTCCAGCAGAGAGGTCAACCCCAATCCCCAACGTATCAAACTCAGTAGAAATTTCAGCTTTGACAATCAATTCGGGCGCAAGCGACAACTCGTTTTGCCGAATGATTTTATTCATGTACTGGAAAGAAAAAGCAATAGGTGCTTGCCTTTTCTTTTCTTTTAGGTACTCCAGTGACCACATATCAGGCCAATAAGACTCCTCTTCACCAGTCTTGGGATCATTAAGGATTGCAGAAAGAACAATCTGCATCCAATTGTTTTGTTCATTGAAGGTTGTGGCGTGAATGTCATCATGTCTGAAGCGAGTACCAAGACAAATGGCACGAGCCCCTTCAAACATGGTGGGAGCAATCACCGCGTTCCAGTTGTCCTGCATCATTTTTCTGATGTCAGGGTTTGCAATGTCTGCGGCTGATTTAATAGCGTCATCAATCATCACCAGATGTGAACGCTTAGAGGTCACCGAACCCTTTAGGCCTGCTGCGCAAAGTGTAAATTGTTCATCACCAGTAACATCAATGCCTGCAAACTTGTGGTCAATAGACCAATACTCATTACTTGTTACGTTCTTTAGAAGCCGTACCGTTGGAAAAACTTCTTGATATCGTTTACTTTCAATGATCCGTTTAATAGTTGCAGATTTAGATCGTGCAATGTCCACGGTGTACGACAAGTACAGAATTTGCAACGGCAGCTTTGCTTCTGTGTGGACGCCAATAGCCCAGGCGGTTAACAGACCCAGTACTGTACTTTTAGCTGAACCACGGGGAGCCAACAGGTCAATGTTGGGACCAGCAATTTTAATCAGACAGGTACTATCTTCACCTGTAACAAAGTGACGATTCCATTCCTGGTGGTGCTTGGCCGGAGGTTTATCTGCTACAAACTCACAAAAGAACCCAAAATCTTCACGGGCCCTTTTTAAATCATCAAGATTCTTTGGCTGCTTAATGATTTGGTTTCGTGCCGCTGCACGAGCATTGCGCCGATACGCAAGGTGCTGATAAGAGGGCACAAGAGTTATTCAGAACGTTACTGAATACTAACTTATTTTTCTTTCGGCTTTTTCTTTTTCTGTTCTTGGTATTTACGTGCCTTATCAAGAGCAGCTTTACGCTTCTCCTTATCGTTCATCTCAGTGCCATCTTCATTCTTGGCTTCTTTTTTCTTGAAGTGCTCAAGAAGCTGTGGCGGCATTTTGTTCTTAGACATCAGAATTCAGATCCAGTATTTTTTAAGGCATTCATGCCACGGATGCGTCCCATGACTTGCTCATACTCTGGGGAGCCCTTGCTTTGCATAAGCTCTTCCATGCGGCCTAACCGGCTCTGAGCGGGGTTAGACGTAGGAGGGTTTGCCTCCAGGCCAGGAGCAAATCTTTGGGCCGCTGGAGAACGGCCAAAAGACCCACGACGCCTAAGGGAGTCACCCGCAAACCTCATATTTGATCTTCCGGCACCCATGTCTTGATTGTCGTTTTATTAATTTTAAAGCACTTACTCTTCAAGTTGCATTCTGGCCCACACACTCATCGTAGCTTCTTCCAGGGGGATCTCAATTGGATCGTCTTTGAAGATAAACATGAGTTCACGAATAGCCCTATCGGCACCGGCCATTAACAAGCCTTTGCGATCCCTGGCAGATGTAAAGGTTTCAATTTGCGCAATAGTGCCACGTAATTCTTTTTGCATGGAAGCAATACGTGCAACTCCTGCATCTCGCTTGACAACACCGTTTTCAATGTCTTCACGCAATTTACGGATGTCTTCTTGCATCTCGTCAATTTCGTATAGAAGTGTCTTGCGGTGATCCGGTTTTTTATAGTTTTGTTTTACCCAGAGATCACATGCTGAAATACTTCCCTCATATCCAAGAAACCTTGAATAGAGGAAAGTTTCAATTACAGAGTAATTGTCTGCAGCAAAGCTGCAAAAAGACTCTTGAGTGGAGCTGTCTAAATTATCGACCCAGGTATCAAATACCTCAATATCGATAAGCTCGTTGGGCCTGGCCGTAATCACGGGCCTCGTCTTCTTGGGCGAAACGCTGGGCTTGGGCGCCGGAAGCTCGTTGCTCTGTGGCTCCTTTTCCGATTGTTTCACGTTCTTGTTCACCAGCGGTCTCCATCTTTTTCTTGGAAAACTCATAAGCCACGCCAGCAGCTTGACGATATTTGTCTAGATCAAACCAGTCATCGACATCGGTTTGTCCTACGGGTACGCTGCTGGTCATGGCTTATAAATGATACAAGAAAAAATCAGAAGTTGCTCATCATTCCAGCAAGGCCTTGAGCGTAGATATCGCGGCGACCTTCCAGGGACTTTTGACGTTGTTGACGACCTTTAGAACCTTCTAAACGCTCAAGAAGTTGTTGAAACTTATTGATATCAAAATAGTCGTCTGCAGGTGCTGTATTTGTCATGATTAAAAAATCAGAAGTTGCCCATCATGCTGGCAAGACCTTGTGCATAAATGTCACGACGGCCTTCCAGAGACTTTTGACGTTGTTGACGACCCTTGGAACCTTCCAGGCGCTCAAGAAGCTGCTGGAACTTGTTAATATCAAAATAGTCGTCAGCGGGAGCGGTACCAGTCATGTCATTAATTAATAACTAAAGTAATTATAGCAATCTTAGTTTAAAAACTAAAAGAGCCAACAAGTTGGGTGTAGATGTTTCCTTGGGCCTGAATCTTGGCAAGCTTTTGGCTGCCTTCATTCTTTAACTGCTGGGTTTCTTTATCAATCTCACCTTGAAGATTTGTTAAACCAGCACTGTAAAGATATTGCCTGGTATCACGGATGTTTTGCTGTTGCTCTTCAATCTCAGCAGGAGTACCAGTGAAAGACTCACCAAAGTTTGGAGTAATTACCCCAGAACGCTTTTGAGTTCCTTCTGCCATGGTAGGCACAAGATTAGAAGCAAACTTAAAAGTACGTTGACCTGTTTTTTTGCCGGCAGTATCTGTAGTCTGCTTGCCAAACATTGTGTCGTAATAGTTATCAAGATAGCTTTGATTAAACTTCTCTTGATACTCTTGGCCTTTATACAGGGTATTGCGAAGATCTTCAACAGAAGAATAGTAACCCTGGTTAAAACGTTCGGTAGCTTTTTGTTGTTCTTCCGACGTAGCTTGACGACCTAGAATTTCTTCATATGCAGAAGTGATTCCGGTTTGGCGGCGCCCAGGGAGAAGCTCTTTTGTGTAGATGTCAGTAAACCGTGCAACATCTGACTCCGGAGGAGCCATGTTGTATTTAGTTGCGTAATCACGCAGCTGAGAGGTTGCGTCGTTGTAATTGACTAAACCCTGCCGTAGTTGAGATTCAAGACCACTGGCAAGACTGGAGTAACTAGAAGCGCCAGCCGCCTTACGTGCTTCTTCAGCAGCCTTGGCTTCTGCTTTTTCTTGAGCAGCGGTTGCAGCAGCAGCAGCTTCTTTTTCCTGTGTGTACTTTAAGAAGTTTGCAAAAGTATCATCCTTAGGAATGGCGGGTGGATTATATGTAACTTTCTTCCTTCCCATAATTACACCATTAACGATTCAATAGGAGCCTGTGCAATACGTCCAAACATGCCCGTAGGTGTTGCACGTAAAGTTGCAATTGATTCTTGTAGTCTACCAACCCTTTCCCTGCGAGACTTTTCTTTCATGTCTGCAGAGTTTTCAAACGCAGCCTGCCACCTGGCTTCTTCCCTGCCAAGGCCAAGCTGTTTGGGTATGAACTCACCAAACTGCAGACGTTGTGCAGCAGTTTGACGACCAAACTCAAGGTCAGGTGCTGTGGTCGAGCCAAACACTTGACCAAAGATTCCAAGACCCATATTGGCCTTGGCTGCATCTCGCTGGAAAAGAATGCCTTGTTTTAATTGATCAGCCTGCGCCGCAAGCTGTGCATTGGCAATATTGGCTTGTTGCCGATTACCAAAAATACCACCGACTAAACCGGTAGCTCCACTAATTAAACCCCCTGCTATTGCCGGTAGCATTCCACTTCCTCCACCAGATGTACCCGACGATAAATTAAGTTTACTCGAAAATGCGTCAGTAGTGTTAAAAGAAAGCGGAGTTGAATTAGATCCAAAATATGAGCTATACATATTTTAGAACATTAAAAATACTTAAATTGAGCTACGTTGTATCCAGGAGCTTGAATGTTCATTGAAGGTACAGACCTAAAAGCTTCGCTGCCTGCACTGGCAATGCGAGACGCACCTTCCATCAAGTAACCGGGGTTCATTGCTTGTGCAATGGTAGGGCCGATGTTTGCAAGGGCTTGATACAACACAGCCTTGCCAGTGCTTTCTTCGCCAAACTTTTGACGACGAGCAGCTTGCCTCTCTTGTAAGTCAGCAATATATTCCATACGTTTTTTATCAAGCTCCCAGGCCTCATTGGGATCTGTAGACGGAAATAACTTAGACAAAGTAAAAGCAGTAGTTGGATCTACTCCTTCTGGAACAGAATATTGATTAGGAGTTTTATTGTAAACAGCTGGCTGTAAATTATCTTTACCCCACAAGCCCAGACTGGTTCCTTGGGCAAACGAAGCGGGGTTAAATCTTGGCCCTTGGGAAGAAAAAAGATTTTGTGCCATGATCAACCAAAGTTAATGTTCGGAGCCGAAAGAGTTGCACCGAGGTAAGGATTCTGGCTAATAGCCGTCCTAAGGGTTGCACCAGCTTCTGCTTGGGCGCCACCAGCAAGTTTAAACATCCCTGCTTGGCGTCCGAGTTGTTGGTATGCTGCCGTTTGACTGGCGAGCATTGCTTGAGCGTTAACTAAGTTAGAACGATTAATTTGCTCCATAAGGGGGAGCATTGCTTTTTGTTGCTCAACACTCTTCTTTAAAGAGAAATCAAGCATGTCTTTGTCTAATGCTTGTTGAGCGCCGCCAACTTGCGTAATGTCTTGGATCGTTTGAGCGCGATCACGTTCACGCATTTGGCGTTCCCGTGCTGCTTGCGTTAAAGGAACACCAGCAATTGCAATGTCGGGTCCAGAGGGGGAAGCACCTGCTTCCTGCGCAGCTTGCCCAGCGCCACCTGCAAGAG